GGGGGGAGAGCAAGACCTTCAGGATTATGAAGCTAATGTGCTCATTAAATTGGGTATAGCTGAAATTTTTGATGAAAAAGCGGCAGCAGAAAAAGCAGAAAAAGATCGTTTGGCAGTTGAAAAAGCTGAAGCAGATCGTCTGGCAGCTGAAAAAGAATATGAGCAGATCCCGCCTAATATTTTATTAAATTTAAATGGGCGACCAGTAGTTGATGAATTTGGAGACATGGTGCAAGAGCCAGAATTGCTTTTAGTTCCTGTGAATCCAGTCAAGAAAGGCTCTAAAGCATCTAAATAAGGGGTGAAATCAATGCGTTTTTTTAGCAATGTATTTCGCAAAAAATCCTTGTCACCTGTCAATGGTGGTGGCGGATGGCGAATTCTAGAACCATTCATGGGGGCTTGGCAGCAAAATATTGAGCTAAATCGTGAAGACCTGCTTTTATTTCATGCTGTATTTGCCTGTATTTCAATCATTTCGAAAGATATAGGCAAATTGCCTTTAGAGCTTCGAAAAAAAGAAAATGGTGTTTGGGTTAAAACAAAAGATAAGAATTTCCCATTTTTTGAAAAGCCTAATCATTTTCAGACCATGCAGCAGTTTCTTGAATATTACATGATTTCAAAACTGACTCGCGGCAATACGTATGTTTTAAAATTACGTAGTTTTAAAGGTGATATTGAACAGCTTATTGTGTTGAATCCTGACAATGTTACGCCACTGGTCGGTGATGACGGTGATGTGTTCTACCGTATTGGCATAGATAAGTTGGCTAAACAACAAGAATCCATTATTTTGCCAGCCTCTGAAATTATTCACGACCGTTGGAATAGTTTGTATCACCCGTTGGTAGGCATTAGCCCACTTGTTGCATGCGGTTTGGCAGGTGCTCAAGGTGTTGCCATTCAAAAATATGGTGCCAAGTTCTTTAATAATAATGGTCGTCCCAGTGGGATTTTAACCATGCCTGGCAAAATTTCAGAGGAAGATGCCAAGAAAATTAAAGAGGCATGGGAAAGTAACTATTCAGGCGAAAATGTCGGGAAAACAGCAGTGCTTGGCGGTGATGTGAAATACATTGCTATGGCCATGCCAGCTACAGATGCGCAAATGATTGAGCAACACAAACAGGCAGCTGAAATATGTTGTTCTGTGCTCAATGTACCTCCTTGGAAAATTGGGATAGGCAGTATTCCTAAAGGGCAAAAAGTTGAAGATATGGAGCGGATTTATTTAAACGGTTGTCTACAAAGTCCGATTGAAGCTATTGAAAATTGTTTTGATGCTGCATTTGATTTGAAAGATCAAGGCTATGAAGTTTTTCTAGATATTTCGACATTGCTTCGCATGGATAGCATTTCTCTTATGAATTATTACGTTGCAGGTGTAAAAGGTGCATTAGTCACACCAAATGAAGGGCGAACTGCATTAAATCTGCCACCAGTTGAAGGTGGTGATGCTCTATATATGCAACAACAAAATTATTCACTTGAAGCTATTTCAAAGCGTGATGCGAAAGAAAATCCGTTTGAATCAAGTGCGGGAAAGTCTAAAGGAGATGATGATGGCGCTGACAACAGCTGACGTGGCACGTCATCTTCGCTATGACGAAGATGACATTGTTGCCCAAGACTTGCAGTCAATTTTAGATAGTGCGGAACAGGCCGTGAAAGACCATATTTTGAATAAATTCGATGCTGAAAATAAGATTCATCAGCGAGCAATTTTGATGATGTGTGGTTACTTTGATGATAACCGTGGAGTTGGTAAAGACACCGTTTCTAATGACGGTTTTTTACCACAGCCAGTCAAAGACTTACTTTCTCGATATTACGTTCCATTGGTTATGTGAGGTGATTTGATGTTGAAGGCAAGTGAAGCATTACGGCTTGGTACGGCAAATCTTGATTTGGATCGAATGCTTAAAATTGCAGAGGCTAAGGTCAAAGATGCGATTAAGGAAAAAAAGGATTCCTGCTGCATTCTTTTTCCTAAGCATATTTATTCAAATGTAGATTTAAGAAACTTTAAAAATAAAGCTTCAGAATTAGGTTATCGCTGGTTTGATACAAGTGATGATCAAGGAAATAGCTATTGTATTGAAATGCAGTGGTAATCGTTATGACCTGTTCAAGTTGTGAGGAAAGACGTGAGTGGATTAGAAAGCAAACCAAACGGGCAGAACTGCGAATGCGAAAATTGTTGCAGCAGCTTAGTTTCTCAACTGCTGGAGACAATCAGCAATCAAAGCCAGCAAATGACAGCTCTGATCAGCAGCCACGCTGAGCAAAATGTTCTTTTGGCAAAAATTATTGATCAAAATAATGATTTGATTTCCGAAATATTACAGGATGATGATCCAGACGCTCAGTCTTCGTCTCAGTATTTGGATGGTGATTAAAATGTCTCTAGCAAGTGAATTACGGCATCGAGTCACTATTCAAATTTTAGGCCCTGATCGTGACTCAGATAATTATCCAATATCCGTTGAGTGGGTTGAGTATAAAAAGTTGTGGGCCAAGGTTACACATTTATCTGGTAAGGATTTGATAGCTGCCCAGGCGAATCAGTCCAAAGTTGTTGCACGTTTAAAAATTCGTTATCGCGAAGACATTAATACAGAAATGTCAGTGATTTACAAAGACAAGCGTTACGCTATTGATAGTCAGGCGCTTGAGGATGTGGGCAGCGGAAATGAATACATCACGTTTTTACTTTCAGAGGGCATACAGCGCTCTTAAGGCGGGTGATATGTCTGAAGACTTTAAAATTGAAGGAATGGATCAAGCAATTTCTAGACTTAGAAGGTTGTCGAACCCTAAAAAAGTTCAATCTATTGTACGTAAAGCATCACGTCAGGGCATGAATATTGTGCGAAATGCCGCAAGACAAAATGCTAAGGCTATAGATGATCCTCAAACAGCCGAACAAATTTGGAAAAATATTGCCGTTTCAGCAGGGAAATCACGCAATCCAAATGAGCTTGTAATGCGGGTTGGTGTTCGTGGTGGTGCATCTTTCTCAAGCAGGGTTCCACCCAAATTAAGTGGTGGAGATACAAGACACTGGCGGTTCATTGAATTTCCTACAAAGGGTTCAATGGGGGTGCCATTTATGCGAACAGCATTTAACAGTAATACTCAGAATGTGACAAATAAATTCGCAGAAGTATTTAACACAGAATTAGACAAGGAGCTGGCTTTATGACTGTAGAAATTCCACGTGCACTAAAAGCTGATCCTGAAGTATTTGCATTACTTGGTGATCGAATTTATCCGTCTTCAGCTCCCCTAAAAGTTGAAGTTCCATATTTAGTTTTTCAAGGATTTGGATCTGAGCCTGATAACACTTTAGATTGTGGTGCCGTAAACGAAAATAACGCATTTCAGTTTGTGGTGTGGCATACAGATATTAAAGCAGCTGAAGCTATTCGTTTGAAAGCAAGTAAAGTTTTAGAAGCAGCAACTTTCTTTTACACAGGTAAGCATCCTGATTTGGACGATGCTGAAAGTAAATTGTTTGGCCGTGGTTGGGATATGAACTGGTGGTCTGAACGTTAATTAAAATTTTTAAATAGCACCTTTCAGGGTGCTTTTTTTATGCCTAAGATTTGAGGAGAAGTAACTCATGGCAGCACAAAAAAAAGGTGTTTTAGCGAATGGTACTGCTGTATGGATTGTCCATGGTACTGTGCCTACATTAACAAAGATGAGTTGTATTAAAGCATTGGTTTTGGGTGACGACAGTGCAACTGAAATTATTACAACATGCCTAGAAGAAACAAGTACTGCGACCTCTGACTATGGACTTGTTACTCCTGGCGAAGGTTCAGTACAAATCGATACTGACCCTAAAAACCAATCGCATATGACAGTGTTGCAACTTGCAGCCAATAAAGAACGGGTTGAAGTATATGTAGGTTGGTCAGATGGTATTGCGGAGCCAACATTAACAGGCAGTGATGTTGAACTTCCTGAAACTCGTACATGGTCTAGCTTTGAAGCTATTTTGCGTAAAGGTTCCCCAGTCTTTGCTGTAGATGCCATGGTGAATCACACCATTCCAATGAAACGCCAATCAGAAGTGATTGATCAGTTTAAGGTGACTCCATAATGGCAAAGCTTACCTTAAATGCTGCAAAGGCTGCTGTTGGGACTGGTGCTTTCGCCGAAAAGACAATTACATTTCGTGATTCGAAAGGGGCTGAATTTGAAGGTGAAATTCTTGTAAAGCGCTTGTCGCATGATGAAACAATTACTGCTGTTGATGCATGGGATTTGGAAGATCGGAAGACAGCTACGATTGATCAAATTACCAAGGCCATTATTTTTAAAGCAATTTATAGTTCGGCAGATGAGCCGTTTTTCCCAACGGTTCAAAGCACAGGTGAAGTTTCATCTGAAATTGTGGATGTGATGTATCGCGTAGCCGATGAGGTTAATGATTTTTCGGGAAAGGAGTGGATCTGGAAGAAGAAGAGTTCTGGTGCGAACTTGTCCTCAACGGAATTGGTGGAAGGACCATTGAAAAAGCCAAAAAAACGATCACGCCGCGAGAGTTTGCAATCTGGAGAGCGTACAGAGAAAAAAGAGGATCACTCTTCATAGGGCGAAGGGTTGAGCAGGGCTTCGGTAATTTAATGGCTCATCACACAATGTTCAAAGTGAAAGATCCTGAATCAGTCTCTGCTCTGACCTATATGCCACATGAAGATGCTCCAGTGACAACTTTTGAAGAAGAACGTTTGAAAGCGATAAAAAAGAAACCCGTCTAGGCGGGTTTTTATTAAGTAAACTTAAATTTTACGCAAAAAATTAACTAAACTTAGATTTTTGTTGTATATTAGCGAAAACCTCGAATGAAATTGACAAGACGCGCAATCCAAGCTACTTTAAAAAGGCACTAGCAAAATCTAGTGTTTGGATTGGACTCCAATTTTGTCAACAGGTCAATATGACCGCTTTCGCGGTTTTTTATTGCCTATAGCTTTCTGCACTCTGCTGAAAGCACCTGCTATGGTGGGTTAGGTAGGAGCACTTCGGTGCGCCAGACCCTGTTGACTGGTAAGTCCAATCCTACTTAATCCGCCACCCAAATTGCTTGGACTCAGTTTTGGTGGTGAACGTTCCTATATCAACAGGAGTATTCGCCATGAGTACACAGATTTCTGCATCTAAAAATCAAGTTATTCGTTTTAAAAATAAGCCTGTAATTACTACTGCGCAGCTTGCAGGGTTTTATGGTGTTTCTCAAAAAAATATTTTAGATAATTTTCGTTATAACGCTGACCGATTTGTAGAAGGGAAACACTTTTTTAAACTTCAAGGCGAGGCGCTAAAGGAGTTTAAGAACATCCCCGAAAATTTCGGGAATGTTTCAAAGAATGCAGCAAGGATCATTTTATGGACAGAACGTGGTGCAGCGCGTCATGCCAAAATGCTGGATACAGACCATGCTTGGGATGTGTTTGAGCGTTTAGAAGATTGTTACTTTAACCAAGAACAAAAAGTAATAGTAAAAAATGAAGTTAAGCCCTATGCTCCAACTGGCAATGATTTGTACCTGCCTAAAACAGAAGGGCGTTACTTTGTAGAAAATCAAAAGGACGGCACTTTGGTGGTGCGTCGGGCAGATCAGTACACCTTGATTCGCAGAGCACACTTGGATGTTGTAAAGAAAGACTGTAAAACCATTATTCAAGAACTGGAGCTATTTTCTAAATCTTTAGAAAAGTTAGAGAGTTCTTTAGAGCTAGATGTTGAGCTGATGCCGATATTAGGGAAACTGAATTGGCGGGGTGTTTAGAAGATAAATTAAGCCATCTGAAAAGGTGGCTTTTTTTTATATGCTAAATTAGTATTTCCCTTAAAAGTATAATTTAAGGGGGTTTTATGAACTTTGTAGCTTTGGATGTAGAAACAGCGAATGCTGATCCTAGATCAATATGTCAAATTGGCGTTGCTGTATTTAAAGATGGTGAATTGGTAGAAACTTGGGATTCATTGATTAATCCTAAATCACACTTTGATTTTATGAATATTTCCATACATGGTATTGATGAAAGTCATGTAATGAATGCGCCTACTATTCAACAGGTTAAATCAAAATTAGATCAGCTTATTGGAAATAGTGTGGTAGGTATTTATTCAGGATTTGATAAGGTTGCGTTAGAAAGAAATTTTAATGAAATAGATTACCGATGGTTGGACATTACAAGAGTGGTGCGTCGAACTTGGGAGCAAGTAGCTTATAGTGGTTATGGGCTTGCGAACGTATGTCAATTAAATGACATAAGAATTGATAAACATCACGATGCTTTAGCAGATGCAATTGCAGCAGGTAGGGTTTTAGTTTCTGCATTAAATGCGAAAGGACTAAAAATTGATGACTGTGATTCGTTGATTAAAAAGAAGATATCAACATTAATTGCACGTGGCGGTATGGCTGAAGGGCTTAATCCTACAAACGTAGTGATTGAGGGGGGAAATCCTGAAGGTGATTGGTTTGGTGATGTTTTATGTTTTACTGGAGAACTAAGAATGCCACGTGTAGAAGCTAGTATTATGGCTTCTCAATTAGGATTTGATGTAGGAAAAGGCGTCACTAAAAAGACGAATTATTTGGTTAAGGGTCAGCAAGACTTGTTTAAATTAAATGGTAAAACCATTAGTTCAAAAGAAGATAAAGCGTTATCGCTTATCAAAAAAGGGCAAGATATTGTTGTTATTTCTGAAGATGATTTTTTTTATATGATTAATGGTGGATGATTATGAGTAAGTCATTATCATCTATTAATAAAATTTTCCTTGGTTTAATCTTTATATCAGTTATTGCTGCTTGCACCAGAGAATCAACAGGTACTCATGGGGTTTCTGAAAAAGAAAATACGTGTATAAATTTGGCTAAATTTGCAAATAATGTAATGAAAAAGCATCAAGATAATATTTTGATGGCTGATGTATTTAAGGAAATTGATGCCATGGCTGATGTTTCAGGGGAATCTAAGACAGTATTGAAAGAGATTGCAGTTGAGGCATATAGGCAAGGTGTTTTTACAGATGAATCTTTCAGAGAAAGGCAGCTTGTGGAATTTTCAAATGATGTACACATTAAATGCTTAGATGCGATGAAGTAAAAGACTACATTATAAGTGCCTCGTGAAAGCGGGGTTTTTTTATGCCTAGAGGTTTTATATGAGTGCCAAGCTTGGAACATTAACACTGGATCTAGTCACCCGAATTGGTAACTTTGTAGGGCCAATTAAAGAAAGTGAAAAACAGGTCAAAACTAGTTTTTCGAGTATGCAAAAGGACGTGCTTGCGTATGGGGCTGTAGCAGTATCGGGTGCGACAGCAGCTGGGGCAGCAGTATTTGCAATGGCAAAAAACTATGCAGATGCAGCGCAGGAGCTAAAAACATTTGCGGCGATTTCTAATGCGACAACGCAAGAATTTCAGGCAATGTCTGCTGGGGCTCAATCGGTAGATATTAATCCAGATAAATTGGCAGACCAATTAAAAGACTTTAATGAAAAGCTTGGTGAGTTCATTACTATTGGTTCTGGTGGTGCTGTCGACTTTTTTGAACAAATTGCTGTTCAAACGGAAGGTAGTGCTGAGGGTGCACGGAAACTTGCACTTGAGATGCAGAACTTATCAGGCCCACAAGCACTGCAGCTTTATGTCGATAAGCTTGAGGAGGCAGGCGTTTCCCAACAGCAAATGTCTTTCTATCTGGAATCCATGGCTTCAGATACCACTAACTTGATTCCATTACTTAAAAATGGTGGGGAAGGGTTTAAGTTCTGGGCAGATGCCGCAGAACGTTATGGCTTAATCATGGATGATTCTGCGATCCAAAAAGCGGCAGAGTTTAAGGTTCAGTTGAAGCTTTTAGATATGCAGGTTCAAGGGGCTAAAAATCAGTTCATCCAAGGCTTAATGCCCTCACTTGTTTCAATTGGCGATGCCATGACGGATGCAACCAAGGAAACGAACTTGATGGCAGAGGCAGGGGAAGATTTAGGTGGTGTATTTAAAGGTGTGGCTGCTACAGGCATGGGCATTTATGCAGTTATTAAGATGCTCTCCAATGCAATTGCAGGTCTTTCTTTCGATGCACTTAATGCTAAAAAAAATGTGGATTTAGCTGCTGAGGGTGGCACTTGGGCAGATAAATTACCTGGTCTTAGGCTCGCAAAAACCTTAATCACTGGCGCAACAGTAGCAAGAGCTCCAAATAGTGGTATCTCTATGGCGGCAGCGGACAATGCTAAAGTTATAGATGATATAGGCACTTCAATTACAACTTTATTCACCAATACTGTGAATGAAGCCACAGCTGCAATGGCGAAAAACCAAAGTGGCCAAGCTGGTGTAATTAAAGGTTCAGATGAGTGGATTAAAAAACAAAACCAAGCTGCTAATGCAACAAATGCTGCAACTGATGCCCTGAAAAAACAGGAGGAGCAGGCGCGTGCTTCTATTTCGTATGATTATCTAGATGATTTTGCTAAGTTTGCTGAAGACTATAAACGTCAAGTAACTGAAATTGAGGTTGCCAACTTTGGCCCTTTGCAGGCAAGTTATGTTGCTAAAGCTAAAGCTCGCTATGAATATGAAGAGGAGATGTATCTTCGTCAGATTACTGAGGAAATTAATACCTTTAAGTGGTCTGAAGAGGAAAAGCTAAAATATGCGTTTGAAACACAGCGCATTATGATTAGTGAATCGGGCAAATATAATAGCGAACTGAAAGAGTTAAAGCTGAAAGCACTAGATGAACAACATGCGATTGAGTTAAGAAAAACTCAGTGGCATGCGCTTGAAATGCGTCAAACCTTAGAAGAGTCAATTAGCGGTCTTTCTGGTGGTGCTGATGATGTTTTTGCGAAATCTACGATGACTCCGCAAGAATATTCTCAGTGGAGTCTGGAAAGTGATCGTTCAAAGGCTCAAGTAGCTCTGAAGAAGGATCGTGTGAATGTTGAACGAGACATTATGACGAGTGATGCTTACTCGACAGATGATGAGCGTTATGAAGCACTTTTGCAGGCACATCAAGAATACCGTGACGGTTTGTATGCAATTGATCTTCAATATGATCAAAGTGTTAAAGATTTGGCTCAAAGCCAACACGATGCACAAATGGGTATTTGGCAGGACTTACTGACTCGAACAGGAACCATATTTAATGATATGGCTGCAATGGTTAAAGAGACATCTGGTGAATCTAGTGCGGCTTATAGAGCAATGTTTCTTGTGAACCAGGGTATTTCTATTGCTCAAGCACTGATTAATACAGAAGTTGCTGCAACTAAAGCTATGGCTGAAGGTGGAATGATTGCAGGTATCCCTATGGCCACAGCAATACGTGCGCTTGGTTATGCATCAGTAGGTTTAATCGCAGGTCAAACGATTGCAGGCATGGCTCATAACGGTATTGATAACATTCCAAAAGAAGGCACATGGTTATTGGATGGTGGTGAGCGAGTGTTAAATCCTCAGCAGAATAAGGATTTAACAAGCTATTTAAGTAGTGCAAGAGAAAGTTCCCAATCATCTGCACAGAACGTCAACCTCAATCCAAACTTCGTGATTGTTGACGAGCGTGAAAGTATGAGTGATTACCTGTTTAGTCCTGATGGTACAAAAGCATTTGTAAAATTCTTTAAACGTAATAAAGCAGCCTTAGGTGTTTAACCTGGGGCTTTTTTATGAGGAACTGAAATGAAATTGGTCTTTTTTGCACTTGGTGTCGCAGTTGGGAATTTGTTGTTTTCAAAACACAAGAAGAGAAACTTACCAAAAGGGTTTTCTGAAGGTGGTTATGTATCAAAAGCTCAACAAGGCAAGCCAATCATTTACACAATCGATAATCGCTCTGATATTGGGACATATTTAAAAAATTTAGATGATAAGGCGGGGTTATTTAAGTTTATTAAACGTAATCGGCAAAATTTAATGTAATCCCGCAAATGAGGACAAAATGAAAATACAAACCCAATATGGTGAGGTGCATGTATTAACAAATTGCCCTCTATTGAATTCAACAGAGCGATTGGAGTTTAAAACTGAAGTTCATGAGGCTTATGACAGTAGTGAGGATCGTTATATCCAGCGGGATGCACCAAGACAGGTCCTCAGTTTCAATTACGTAAATATGCAGAAAGCGATGGGCGACATCTTCCATATGCTCTATGCCAACTTGCGTAATCTATGGGGAATTCCATTGCCCCAGTTCAGGCAATTGATTCCAGATATGGTAGACAGTGATTTTATTATCATGGACACGACAGCGCACCAAGCCGACCTTAGAGTCGGTTTTATTTTGCTTGAAAGCTCTGAAGGCGCTCAAACCGCTGAGATTGTGAGCATTGGTCGATACATTATTACTCAGGAAGAAATTCGAGATCCTGAAACAGATGAGATTCTTCAAGCCTTAGAAACTGAATATCAGGATGGTTTTCGATTGGCCCAGAATGTTACTGCATCAAATGCTTCAATCATGCCGCTGCGGATCTGCATCATCGAGGGTGATGCATCGATCAGCACAGGCGGGTTCTGGTCAAATTCATCCGTGGTGTTTCGCGTATTGGCAGAAGATTCACCCGAGCATAGTGGTGATGTACCTGCGCAGTACCAAGGCGAGGATATTTACTTTAAACCGTTACTTTTGGATGGCAGCGCTTTAGAAATGACGCTGACGCAGCATCAAAATATTGTTGATGGTGATGTGGGAGGATTTCAACAATTCACTCACTGGAAGAAACCACGCTACCTAAAACCGTTTAAGTCCGTGTTGAAGGGATGGAATCTCTATAGCGTATACCGCCGATTTTTATTTCGACGAATGGGCCGTTATCAAGCTTTTTGGATGCCTTTGTATGAGAGGCATCTCAATATTTTAAACACTGGCAATATTACGACTTCACTCAGCACAAACACAAAGTATTTGCTAGAAGCAGACCGCAAGCATATTGCAGTTAAACGAAAAGACGGCACTTGGACCGCGCATGAGATTACAGCCAAAACGGGTGGCTCTTTAACGGTATCACCTGCAATCAATGCATACAGAAACGACATCCAAACCATTTGCTATTTAGGTTTGCATCGCCTTGATGCAGATCAAATCGAATTTCAATTTTTAGGTGCACAGATTACACAAGTGACGGTGCCTATTGTGGAACTATCATCATGAGAAATAGAGCCGAGTTATATCAACTCAAACATGGTGCACGTGCTTGGTATTTTACGGATCAGCGTAAAGCAATCACACATGCAGGGATTGAGTATCTGCCGATCCGTGGCCTACAGCGTACAGCCATTGAAGATGAAAGTATTGATAAATGCGATACGGAAGTAACTTTTCCGCAGATGCATTTATTCAATGCTGAGGGTGAAGATTTGGCCGCCATCTTTGCAGGCAAGATCTTCTATGGTGGTGTGACGATTACCATACTTGAACTTTACCAGGGCGAAACACTGGTCCTGCACAAAGGCCGTGTGACGCAGCCAAAGTATGATGAAGATGCGGATACTGTGACCTTGGTGTGTGAAACGGGTGAATCGTATTTAAACCGTAATATTCTGACACGTAAGTTTCAGTATTCTTGCCCAAACTCAATCTATGACCGCTGGTGTGGGCTCAAGTTTGAGGAGTGGTCATTTGAGGTTGAAGTGACTGCGATCGATGACTTAAAGGTTTCTTTCAATGTGGTGCCCACTCAGGTTTTAGATGCAGAAGGCAATCCAATGTTTGAGCAGGTCCCAGTATTGGATGAAGAGGGAAATCCAGTTTTAGATGGTCAGGGCAATCCTACTTTTGAAAATGGAGACCCGATCATGGAAACCAAGAGTTATCCGGATCAATGGCTGAATTTGGGGTTGATGCTGAAAGGTGGTGTACATACTTTAATCACGACCAGCACAGCGAATAACTTTACGCTGTATCGTCAACATGTGGGT